AAATATCTCCATCTCTTACTCCCATTAATGGATGCCTAAGATCGGGAGCAACCTTAGGCACTCAGTTAAATTAAGCTATTGCGTCCAATTTACGGAATGCGGTTGGGTAGCGGTTAACTACACAAACATAACCATAAAGGCCGATTTCAATACGTCCATTCGCAACAACATTGGCACGAAGTTCAATTGTGCCACTCTCATGGAATCTCATTGCAGCGGATGGATAAACCATTGCTACCTTTGTTCCTGAAGTGTTACCTGTGTAATTAGGATCTACAACTAAAGAAAGTCCTGCGACTGTTCCTGCTGTTGAACCTTGAGTTACTAAACCACCTGCATTTTGTGGAGCTGCTGCTGCAAATAGTGGTCGCTTATTGTCATCGGTTGCTCCAAGAATGTTTGCAAAATCTACATTCTCATAACCGCCAGATGTTGCGACTAATAAACGGTTTGGTGTGAATCGCATAATTCCATAAGAATCTGCAATACCTTGAGCAATTGCTTTGTAAAGTGTTGTTCCGCTTGATGTATCTGCACCATCTGCTGCAATTGTAGCTGCATATGCGTCTGTCTTTTGTGCATAAGATGCAGCCAACTCACGAACTAAAAGTTCTGCGAAGCTCACGTCAGATCTGTCAAATAATTCTACGTTCACTATATTTGCGCCCGCAAACTTGACGATATTATCTTCCTGAAATGTGACAGCGGTATCTTGAGATGCAAATTCAACACCTTCAGCTGTTAAACCTACGATAGCTTGATTTCCTAATTTTGGCGTAAAAACCTTCATGCCAGTTGCAGGAAGAGCTGCGCGCTCTATGCTATCGACAAATGGCCTTGATGAATCAATTACTCCAATAATATCGCGTAGATAATTTGGAGGAACTACGCCTGTGTTTTCTGAAACTGTTGCAATTTGTAATGCTGCAACTAAATCACGTGCATCGGTGTCGCCTTGAATCGCGCGAACCTGTGCGCTTAGATATTGACCAGCTGTTACGTTTGTGTCAACACGTGGCTTTGTGTATGCCACATAATTAGCTGTAACAACTGGAGTTTGTGCTGCTTCTACCGCTTCGGATGCGATAGGAGCCTCAGAAATGATTTCTGACACTTTGTTCTCCTCTTTGGTTGTATCCTCAGCGGTTGCTTCGGAATCCTGTGGTTGCTCGCTTGCAGCTATTTCTGAAACGCGAGCTGAATCAATGGCGGGCTCAGTAACTAATGACACCTCTTGGAGATTAGATGATTTAATCATTAAAACACCTTCCTCATTTTTCCATTCGTTAATTTTAACTCCAACACTAAAGCCATCACGAATGCCAAAAATTGCTTCCTCAATTGCGTCATCTGCTGCAAATGTTTTTGCCAATTTAAATGAAGCTGTTATGCCATTTTCATCATTTGTTATCTCTGTGAGCTTGCCTAGCGGTTTAGTTCTGTCATGCTCAAGCAAAAGCTTGACAGGCTTAGAAAAATCAATGCTGTCTTTTTCAAATATGGTTGCGCCCGCGCTAGTTAATCCGCGCTCATTCCATGTAACAATGCGACCAGTCAATGTTCGCTTTTCTGAATCGGCGGCTGTTACTACAATTGGGAAATTAATCTTCATCTGATTAAATCCTCCTCTTCCTGTATTTGTTCGACACTCATTGCGCCGATGCGATTAAGTATTTCGTAAACTTGCGCACGTTCTAATGCTGAACCACGCAAAAAGTCATCAATGTCAAAACGTGTTTCAATTCCATTGGGGCAAAAATCTGCGGCGGATAAACGTTGCTCAATGGCTGTCAAGATTGGTCTTAATGAAAAATCAATTAACGCTTTTCTTTCAGCCGTCATGTTTGAATACGTCATGCTAGTGGTTTCAGCACTAACAAAACTGGCAGGAATGCCTGAAGCTCTGCAAATTTCCAAAGCAAGGTATTGACGCGCTTCATTTAATTGTAATTTGGCAGGATCAAAACCTAAAGCCTCTAAAGTAACGTCAGCATTTAAAAATGCAGTTGAACGTGTATTTCTTGCAGTTTTCCAACTTTCTAATAATTTAGAAATTCTTTCAGGTGCTAAATTTGTGCCATTAGATTTCAAAACCATTTGTGGCATTGGCTCTTTTGCATACATTTCAGCAGCTTGTTCTAATGCAGCAGCAGCTTTAATTGTGCGACCAGCGCGATTTAGTATTCCTTCATCCAAACCATTGAATACAATTAAACTTCCCAAACCAAACGGCGGCACTCTTTTTCCATCGACTGTGTAGTAATCGATCTCGGTTGAATTTGCATTTAAACTTGCATAAACTCTATTTGGTGCAATTCTAGTCCATGCTCTAATTCTTGATGCGTCTGTCGCGGCATACGCGTCCATCACCATTCCATAACCGACCCCATATAGCAAAATATCTTCGGCCAACCAGCTGTAAATTGCTGATCCTGCAACTCTAGGATCTGGCTGCATAATTACGCGATTAGGTCTTACATGTTCATTTGTAAAATGATTATATTGCTCTAATGGTAACGAGCCAATTGTTGAACAAATTATATTTCTCGCGCGAGCTGCCGAAGGTATTGCCATGTATTGCTCACGCGTTGCAGTTGTTGTTCCAAATAAAATTCCGCCAACTAATTGTTGCGCATTGTATGGAGCCAATGAAGCTTGAACATCCACTTGTTGAACTGTTTGATTTTTGCGACCTAATAAATTGTCAAATAATCCCATTAGCACATAATATACCATGAAGTCAATATATTACGCTATTTGTATGTCAATTTCCGTTTCAGGTTGAGTTGCAAAATATGAAACTAAGCTGCTGGCCACAGCTGCACAAACTGCGACCCTGCTAGCCCTCCTCCCAATGATCCACGCGCCATCCCCATAGCGCAATTTAGCAGCGGAAAGAGTTTGTTGGGTCAGTTCGTCTTGACCACCATGTTTTAATCGATGGGAATTGATTGCGCCCAACCATCGGTCACATGATTCAGAATAAATCGCTCCATCCATGTTTGTTGTTTGAAATCCAGCATGAGCTAACCGACTTGCGACGGCCTGTGCAGTTCGTGCTGAATAAGCGATAGTCTGAACATTATATTTACGCGCATAAGGTGCAACGTCATTTGCTATTGCCAAATCATTTAATGAAAAGTCATTTGACCATGTATGTAAAAGCGTTAGATAAAACGTTTCATTGCCTAATCTTTGTCCAGCTACGAGAGCTGCAAATTTTCGATCAGGGCTTAAATCTAAGCCAAGCCAAATTGGTTTTTCTAAATCTAATGGAATTGGATCGATCTTACAGTTTGCCCATTGTTGCGCATCAATAGCTGCTGAAATTGTGTCAACCCATTGGGCTAAAACTTCCGTTCTTACAATGTCAACTGGATCATTGATAACGGCGCGTATATTGTCAGGATGAATTGTTACACCTAACGATGGATTGGCTTGAGCAAATGCTGGCCAGTTAATCTCGCCAGACGGAAGTGTTATTGGCGCATCTGATTCAGCACTCCACTCAAACCAACCTATCGGGTCATCGGAACCTGCGATAGCTGCGAGCGCACGTTCCCTCAATTTGTTCAGGATGATCGAATGTTGATCGCCAGCTGAACTGTAAATCCAAACCTGTGGGTTTTTTGCAGCCATCATGGAATAACGCATTGATGACCAAGCATCTTCGTCTTTGTATTCTCTCAATTCGTCCAAATGTATTGATTCAGGTTTACTCAAACCTCTAGCGGCATTGTTTGCAGCTTTAACAACAAATCTTCGATTACCTTTAAGTTCTATTTCTTCCGCGCCATGTTGCCATCGGATTTTCTTGACCTCTTTTGCCAAACTGTCATTGTTTTCAATGTGTGTAACTATCTGCCTAAATGTTTCAAGCGAAGTTGTTAATCTGTGAGCTGAAGCTAGTTGCAGACCCTCACCCCAAACATACATTCCAGTCAAGATTCGCAGCATCATAATTGTGCTCTTACCTTGTTGACGACTGCAAATTAAACCCGCCTCTGGAGTGTGCCACCTGCCATCGGGTTTAACTTTGTGGCCATGAATGCAGACAAACTTTTGCCATTCCATAAGCTCAAGCCCTATCTGGCTAGCAAACTCGATCATTTCATTACCTTTTGATGGCAAATCATTGAGTTTTGAGTGAATACGTGGAGTTTGCACACCTCCTAATTCTGATTCGCTCTTAACTAAAGCGATCCTGCCTGATTTATCCAAGATCAAAACAATTCAGTCTGATCGTAGCTGATCGAGGTGTTTTGGCGGTTAGAAAGCACCGACCCCCCATGTTCTTTCTAAC